TCATGCAGCAGTACCCTCTTCGCCTAGAAGCTCTTTGACGGCTCCACGCAACAGGCGGACGTTTTCCCAGCAGTTCGGGTCTGTCTGTTCCACCAGCTCAATGAACTCACCAACGGTGCAGGGTTTAACAAAGCGGGTTTCAACCAGCACTGAATGGAAGCGGCGGAATCGGAAGCTGTCTTCATCAGGCCCCTCAAACTTTTCAGCAACCCAAAGTTTTAATTCAAGATCGTCATGGTGCTCCTGAATGAGTCGCTTTGCCTTCTGGACGGTTTCAGGCGGAACAACCAACATCTCTGGGCTTTCAACTGAATCTGAGGCCCACACGTGCGCGTATTTTGACTCACTGAAGCTGTATTCGTGCTTCATGCCGAACGCAGCCACAACACAGGCCATCGTCTCAACGCCGCTTTGCTCAAGAATATCAACACGCTTAAGCGGTAACTCTTCGCCGCCCTGCTGCTCCTGCACCAGCTCTGGTTCCGAAGTTTTTTCAGCGCCGGGGATGCCTTCACGGTATTCTGCCAGGATAGACATGATCTCATCGGTGTGGCTGGAATTGTGATACAGCGCTGTCAGGCCGTCTTCATCGTCTCCTGGCTGCGCATCGCATAGCAATTCGACCAGTCGCCGCGCCTTCTCTGCGTTGAACTTCGGCATCGCGGCGGTTTTGGTCAGTTTCTTTTTGCCCGCGGCTTTGGCCTTCTCCATCTGCTGCTGTGCAACACTGGAAGCCTTTGCGCCATGCTCACGCTGAAGGGCTAACGCAGTGGTCGCTGCCACTTCTCCAGACCTGACCATATCAATCAGCCCATCGCCAACAGTCAGAAGCTGCAGGTGCTGTTCAACGTCAGTGACCGATCTCTTGACCTTCTTCGCTATCTCTGCCGGTTCCCAGCCCTGATTAACAAGGCGCTGATAGGCGGCGGCTCGTTCAAGAGGGAGTAATGCTCTGCCCTGGCTGCTTGTCACCATGAAAGCAATGCGGTCTGCTTCACTGCCAACGAAGTCTTTGCACTCAAGGCGCAGCTCATGACCCGCTTCCTGTGCCAGCTTCGCGCCGAAGTAACGGTGATGGCCGTCGATAACCTTGATGCCATGCTCAGTGACCTGAACGGCAAGCGGCGGGACATGCTCACCAGCGATAAACGCATCACGGAATTCTTCAGCGTGGGTCTGGTCAATCTCGCGGACGTTATAACCAGGCTCGACGTAAAGCTCATCCACGCTCAGCAAGTAGGTTTTGCGGGTAGTGATATTGGTGCCTTTTTCGTCTTTGCCTTTATAAACCTGAGATAAGTTAGTCATACTGTGTGTAACTCCATAACCAGAGAGATAATCAGTAACAGGATGATCACCAGCACTTCCGGCAATGACCTGTAGAAATATTCGTGTTCTTCAAAGTGGCGTTTAAGGGCTGGTTTCATCGGTAAACCTCCCACTGCCAGTAATCGCTGACCTTCCCACTGTTGATGCCGCTATAGCTGCTGCAGCGTATAGCGCCTCTGGCCGCGCAGTTATCGCTCCTGACTTTTGCAACCTGCCGGTTGTGTTCGAAGGTGGCTGTCATCATTGCGTTCAACCAGTTATGGCTGGCGCGAAGCCACAGGCCCTTGCTCTCAAGCTCAGTCGCTGTCTTAACGGCTTTGAGATAGTCACCGTTCTCTTCAGGCCGGGGCGCAGTGTTTACCGTAAACAGCCACTTCTGATTGCGAATCAGGATGAGCTGCTCGCACATCTGAAAAACGGCATCGCGGGCTGTTGCGTACTTAATGCCTGTCTTTTCGCTGATGCGCTTCATGCTCATCCCACCGTGAGTGCGGAGGCATTCAAGAATAATTTCGGCGTTGTCCATGAATCCCCCTTAAGCGCCACGGAAGCCCGGAGGCGTCTGGCTGTCTACTGGTGGCAAAGCGGTTACGTCACGCATCCACTTGCCGTTGATGCATGGCGGGCGACCGGCACGGTCCCACTTCTGTGCTGAACTCAAATAACCGGGAAACTTTCCAGGACGGAAAATAGTTTCTGGCCGAACGAACTCGCTCATCTTCGGGTCTTCAGACCACTTGGCAATGGTGTAATCCACGGTCAGGATCAGCTCATCAGCGCTGAAGTCTTCACTAAGGCGACCACGAATAGGACCAAGTGACGATTTCGATTTCTGATAACGCAATCCAGCGGCGCGATTAAGATGCTCAAGAACACGGAAAGCATCCTCGGAAGAATCACTGTCGGGTTTCGCAGAAACCGGACAAGAGTCTTTAACTGTAATCTCTGTAGTATTCTCTGTTGTATTCTCTGTAAGATAGGGCCAAGTTGACCCGATGGATGGGGACATGTTGACCTTATCCATTGGGACAGATTGACCTTTTCGAACAGGACAATTTGACCTTGTCGATGGGGTCATTTTGTCCCCATCGGTCAATAAAGGGTTTGCGTGGTTAATCGCGTAATAATTAGTCCTGTCATGCTGCGTTTTTTTAAGCTGCTCAACATAAATCAATCCCCTGCTTTTTAGGGAAGTTAAAGCCCTCTTTACCGTCTTTTCTGACCAGAACGGGAATTGCTCTGTCCACTCTTCAATAGTGTTGTAAACCCAGCGTTTGCCTTCATATTCGACGCCAGATGTGGTGTCTTCCAGCCAGTAGCAAATCTGTTGAAGCACAATGGCTTCATTGAGGCCAATGCGGCTGGCAAGCTCAGGGCTCACCACAAGCGGCTTGACCTTAAGCAGTAAACTCATGGTGATACCTTCCTGAACTTCTGACTGAACAACACACGCGGCAGCATGCAATCATGGGGATAATCAGGGCGGCGGAAGATCACACGGTGATTAACCGTATCAACGCCGACAGTTATAACTGCAACTCCACGCGGATCGGTGTAGCGCTCAACCCAGGGCTTAATGACTTCAGTTTCCATGATTCACCCCGGCATCTGTGGGGCGACGATAAAACTCTGCCCAGGCTGATTCGACTACCAAACGCGGCACGCACTGGTAGTTGTGGGCCTTATCCGCTGAGGATATGATTTGTTCATAGACAGGAACGCCAGCCTGATAACGGCAGCGGAATTGCCCTGACAACGGTTTCTGATTTACAATGCTCATGCGATGAGTCTCCACACACGTTGATTTACTCGCACCGAACGCCCTAGGCTGCAACCCGGGGCGTTCACCTTTTCTGACCCCTGATAAATCTGTTTTCATTTCAAATGTCCTGCGCTTCGAACTGCATACCGGCAACATCAGCCTTTCTCCCACTTGATACGAACATGTCCACAGCGTGATCCGCCGTACCTGCGCTAAACAGTGCGATAAGGCCAAAAAAACCGTGCACCTGATGACTGATTTTCTTCCGAAACAGCGCTGAGAGGGTTTTGCTTTCGTGATGGTCGATGACGCCATCTGCCATAGCTGCAAGCTGTGCTGTTGCTAACTCACCCTCTGCGGCTTTAACTTTCAGTTGGGTATCAAACAAATCAACCTTGTCCATTTCTCCAGCTGCCTTGATGTCCACCAGCAGCATTCCATGACGAACTGCCATGAACTCCGCTACGCAATGCGTACCAGTCAGTACTTCCATTTTCATCAGCTCATCCAGGGTGAAAAAGCGACTGCCGCACTTCCTGTAGAGATGGTTGTGGAACTGATCGATACTCATGCCTAAATCAGCAGCCATGCCTAAGCGCCCGTGCTTATGTGCCTTACACATCTGGCGAACTGCCTGATTGATCGTGTCTACCATTTTGTTTTTCCTTGGGTAGTTATGTTTTTTTGGGTTTGGTTTTAAGCTGACTTTCGGCCAGGTAAACCATCTTTGGCATTTGGGTAAATATCTGGTCGAAGTTGATGAGGTGTCACAGCCCACCCGCCCCATTCGCATAATGGAATCACGCGCTCAGGCGGGACTCGGTTTTTTGATACCCAGTTGGCAACTGATTGAACAGAGCTGAAACCAAATCGCCTGGAAACTTCAGACATTGACCCCACTGACTTAACAGCTTTCTCGCTGATATTTTTGAAGCTTTGACGCATGACTCATTCCTCAATGATGGGTTGAATTTGATACTACTTAAAGTAGTAATAATATGCAACTTAAAATAGAAATGACAACTATGCTTTGTGCGCTTAATCTTCCACTCATGGTGGAAGAAGCTAAATACAAAGACTTTGCCGTCAGGCTTAACAAGTCGCTCCAGACCTTATCGCTCGGAGTCAAAGAACTATCAGAATTCAGTGGCGTCTCTTATGAGATGGCGCGTCGTTACACTCTGGGCACAGCTAAGCCGAGGGATGAAAAAATGCTTAAGATTGCCGAGAAGTTGTCAGTCTCGCCTGCCTATCTCGATTACGGAGTGATTGATGGCTTTGATAAGCCAGAGAAAGGCACGGTCAGGATCAAGCAGTTTGATGTTCACGCTTCTGCTGGACACGGCTACATCAATCAACCTTTTCCGACAGTGATAAGCTCAATAGAAATTCCCGATGAGCGTGTCTATGAGCTTTTTGGTCGTAAAACATTAGATGGCATTGAGCTTATCAACGTTGATGGCGATAGCATGATGCCTACCCTTAGCCCAAGAGATTTACTCTTCATTGACAGGAGCGTTGATCACTTTAACGGTGATGGGGTTTACGTTTTTAACTTTGAAGATTCGACATTTGTTAAGCGACTTCAAAAAGTTAAAGGCAGAAGGCTTGCGGTTTTATCAGACAATGAAAACTATCCCCCGTTTTTCATTGAAGAAAATGAAATGTCTGAGCTTTTCATTTTCGGAAAGCTTATCAGGTGCTTACCTTTGAAAATGCTTGATTTCGGCTAGCATTCAATACAAGCAGACCGGCGAAAGCCGGTTTTTTTTCGCCCTAAATTCATGCACATAATGAAATGCGCTTTAAAACACCCTCATTTTCTACTTTTTGTTGTTGCATTTATCTACTTAAAGTAGCTATATTCTACACATCGGTTCCGCGTAGTTAGCTGAAAAGATGACGTGATGTTGTTGCTGTGAATCCAGGAAAGAGAGTTTGTTGTAATTGGCGGTTACTCCGGGGCTTTCATCCCATAAGGAGAGCGAAGGTAATGTTCACCCGGTTTAACCGCACTTTTTTGCACAACGATGAGAGCATTTGGCGGGCGCATAAGGCCGCGCCACAGAGGCGCTGAGTGTTCTCTTCGTTGTGACATGTCACAACAACCTTCAAGTGTGGAGGCGGGCTCTGGGTTGTTGCAGTAACCCAGCAGCCAATTAACTAAATCCCAAAAGTTTTATTGCCATCTTCGGCAAGGGATTAGTGCAACCAAAATCGTGTGTGGAGTATTCATGGAAAAGTCAGACGACCCTATCACCGTTGGCCGTATCACCCTGCCCTATAGCCATCTGCTCAATGGCTGGCTGATGCCTGACGGTACCGTTATCAAAAATCCTATCAGGGCGCAGAACGAAGCTGAGCGCCTTAACTGCAACATCGTTTTTCACTGAGGGCCACCAGCATGTTATCGAATAAATCAAACAAAGAGCTTGTTGAAGCCGGCCATCAGTTCGCTAAAGCGCTTGATGCTGATATGCCTCTTACTGAAATCTCAAAGCTTGTCTCTGCTCTGGCAACCCGCCTTGATTGCGCTATCGTCCGTGGGGATGAATTGCAGCAGAAGCTGGATGCGGTGGCGGCGGAGAGCGATACCAATCTTCGCAGTGCTGCAAGCGAACTGAATACATCCTGGATGTTGCACAAAACAATGATGGGCGCTCAGGCCGCGCTTCTCTGCCTGTCTCAGGGGGACATTCTTTCTGCCAAAGAATGGCTGGAAGGCACCACTGACGAAGCAATTATTGAAATGCCTGACGATTTGAATCCCCGCGACCTCCAGGAGTGGTTTGACAGCAATATGGTCAGCAACGGCGGCTCCAACGGCTTCCTGACGCATAGCGAGGCGCTTGAGTTGTTACGTAAACGAGCGCCATCCACCGACGCTTACATGAACTCGGTGCGGGCGGAAGGTGTAGATATGTTTTCTGCTCATCAACGAGCAATGATCGGCAAGCCGCATAAAAATGATGCAGCTACCTCCTACGCCTCGCGTTGTGCCACAGAGTTCGCCAAGCAACTCCGCTCCGGCACCCATGACACTGCGGATAAGGCGGGTGTGTGATGGAACAGCCAATTCTGGACATGTACTGCGGCTCGAAAATGTTCTGGTTAGATAAGAACGACAGCCGAGCAGTTTTCGCTGACATTCGCAAGGAATCGCATGTGCTTTGTGATAACCGGGCCTTGCATGTTAACCCGGACATCATCGCAGACTTTCGCTCTTTGCCTTTCCCTGATAACAGCTTTGCGCAGGTTGTTTTCGACCCGCCTCACCTCGACCGTGCTGGAGAGAACGGCTGGATGCGTAAGAAGTATGGCGCACTTGATAAGCAGACATGGCGCGATGACATCCGCGCCGGGTTCAGCGAAGCGTTTAGGGTGTTGCGGCCACACGGCACGTTGATATTTAAATGGAACGAAACGCAGATACCAGTTAGTCAGGTAATAGCGCTAACCGACCAGAAACCCACAATCTGGCAGCGCACCGGAAAAGGTGACAAGACGCACTGGATTATTTTTTTAAAGGAGGGCAGCCATGCGTGAGCGCCCAATCCTCTTAAACGCCGAAATGGTTCGTGCAGTTCTGGACGGCAGGAAGACGCAGACGCGCCGGATCATCCAGTCACCAGCCAAAAACATGCAGGCCAACGGGCAGAAGGTTATCGATTATCGTGAGCCTGGCGACAAATGGTATGGCGAACATGTTTTCTCAATGCGCAACCAAAGCGGCACATGGTGCGATTACACCAAAGAGCAGTTTCTTGCTAAATGCCCGTTCGGTGCGGTAGGTGAACGCCTGTGGGTGCGTGAGACGTGGCAAGCAATACACGACTCGCTTGATGAGTTTGGCAATGTCGATGAACGCACTTGGATACCATCAGTCCCCAAATCATCAGAAGGCTACTGGCGTGCGGTTTACGCTGAAGAGTTTGGCGTATCTAACCGCGAGGACCGTGATTTCCCGTGGCGACCTGCTATCCACATGCCGCGCTGGGCTTCCCGCATAACGCTGGAGATTACCGGCGTTCGTGTGGAGCGGTTGCAGGATATCAGTGAGGCAGATGCATGCGCTGAGGGTATTCGCGCCGGTGTTCGTCGCACAGACCAGAGCGAATTTAATGAACCCGTATATTGCAATTACCTTGCGGATAATTTGAATGTCGCCAGCGAATGGTTTGAGCGCCCAAGCGACAGCTTTATAAGCCTGTGGCAGTCAATTTACGGCGAAGAGAGCTGGCAGCATAGCCCGTGGGTGTGGGTCATTGAGTTTAAGCTTCTCGATATTGCGGATAAGGCGGGTTGAAATGGCTGACATCTCACCAAGCAAAGTTCATTACCTTTATGACGTGCTGCTACCTGCGGCTCTTGAATTCAAGAAGTTACAAGGAATGGATTCAGTAGCAATGAATGCAATCTCCAGAGGAAGTAAGCACCGAATAGTTTTTGTAGGCGGCGCTAAAAAGGCTATGAAGTCTCTTAATGCTGCGTGGGTTGAGCACTGCAAAGTTGCAGGTCTTAATAATGATAACTCTTTGGAGTACCGAGACCAACCATGACAACTAATTCCCCCAATCCAGTTGATGGTGATGTGCAGGCGCAGATTAGTTTGTGCAAGATTGAGATTAAGCGATGGAAAGCAGCGGCAGAAACCAACCCTAACATGCGTTATATGGTAGCGCTGATGGAAACGGCGCTCGCATCGCTGACGGCTGAATCAATCGGATTTATACATAACTGTGTAAATTCAGGTGACACCGAAACGACGAGTGCAATTTTTAAAGAAGAGAATCGTCATTATGGCCGTGCTGTTTATCTCAATCCGCCCGCTCAGCTTTTGCGCCCGGTGGACTTGCCGGAAAGCCAGCGGCTGTGCAATGGATACTATTTCGACATGAACGATGTTTTCGAGGCACTGGAAGAGGCGGGCATACCGTTTAAGGTGAAGTCATGATTCAGTTGCCACAAGCAAAAGTTATACAGGATGGCAAGTCCGAGAAGGCCAGACAGAGATGCGAAGGCTGGAACGCCTGCATTGCCGAAGTCCAGCGCCTTAACGCCACCGCACAGCCTGTAAGCGATGCAGGCAATGACGTGCTTGCCGAGCGCCACCGCCAGCAAACGGTAGAGGGCTGGAAAACCAAACATGATGACCAGTACCAGTTCAACGAATTGGCTATTGCGGGCGCCCTTTACGCGCTGAATGCACACGACTCATCTCCAGCACACTTCAAGTCGCCTCCCAGCCATTGGCCCTGGAATGCAGAGTGGTGGAAACCAAAATCACCACGTAAAGATTTGGTTAGAGCGGCGGCTTTGATTATCGCGGAGATCGAGCGAATTGACAGGCTGGCAGCAGCGCCGGGAGGTCAGGATGACAAGGGCTAGCTACGCCATCTTCGTACTCCTGCCTGTGATGATAGCGTGCTGGGTTATTGGAAAACCCGCAAAATGTATCGAAAGAGCCGCTAAGAAAGTTAGGTTGAAGTGCGCCTTGGGGTTAAAAAAAGTATTGGATTATGCTCCGGAGAAACCTGATGCCTAAATCCCCCGCCGAACGCAAAGCAGAGCAGCGCGCCAGACAGGCCGCTGCAGGTGTCAGAAAACTGGAAGTTGTTCTCGATGAGCAGGAGCTGGCGATGCTGGAGAAGAACTGTGCCGACCGCCGTCCAGGGCGTGAGCCCTACGAAATGGCAGAGTATATCGATCTGCTTATTCGCCAGGACGATGCGCGGGTCCGTAGCCGGTTCAAATCGATGAGTAAGCGCCAGTGCGGTAAGTGTGGTGATTGCCTGCCTGTGCAGGATTGCCCACTGAAAGAAGAGTCAGCCTGTTGGGTTAGCCTTGGCTGGCATGAAACGAAGTTGGTTATAGCGCCGTGATTAGTCACAGCTTTTTAAACCTGTTGCAGCGGGAGTGTGTGGGGTATGAATCAGAGCAATAACGAAATTATTTCTGATGCCGACATTGAACAACTGACAGGCTACAAAACGCCTTCAAAGCAATGTCAGTGTCTTAAAAATGCAGGAATATTTTTTATGGTGCGAAGGGATGGCAGGCCGCGAACCACATGGCAACATTTCAATGATCCACTGGCATCGCGTAAGCAGACCACTAATGACATGAATGAGCCAGATTTTGGAGCGTTAGACTGATGGCAAGAGTCAGACAGAACAAGGAAGATAACTGGTTACCGCCCCGCGTTTATCGGGGCCGTTCTGCTTACGAATTCAAGCCTAAAAACGGCGGCACAGTCCGGCTATGCGACATAGACAGCACTAAGGCTCAGGTCTGGATAGCATACGAAGCGCTCATTAACGAGCGTAAGCGTGAAGATGCATTCGAAGGCCTTGCAGAATCCTTTTTTAACTCTCCAGATTTTTTTGAATTAGCCAAAGAAACGCAAAAAGACTACCGAAAATACTCGGTTAAAGTTTTGGCCGTATTTGGGAAGATGCCCCCTGACTCCATTAAACCGGAACACATCCGTAAATATATGGACAAGCGCGGCCTGAAAAGCCGTGTTCAGGCTAACCGTGAGAAGGCGTTTATTTCACGTGTTTATCGATGGGGATATGAGCGTGGGTTGGTGAAGGGAAATCCTACTAAAGGCGTAAAACAGTACAAAGAGAAGTCACGTGACCGTTATGTTACTCATGAGGAATATGCAGCCTTGTATAGCCTTGCTTCGCCTGTTGAGAAGATAGCCATGGAGCTGGCCTATTTATGTCTGGCGCGGCAGGCTGACGTTCTTTCAATGAAGAAAACTCAGCTTGTTGAGCAAGGGATATTGATCAAGCAAAGCAAAACTTCAGTAGCTCAGATAAAGGGTTGGAGTGAAAGACTCCGTTCTGTCATTGCCCTAGCAGAGTCATTACCACTGAATAAAGGAATGAGTAGTATTTTTATCATCCACCAGCCTTCCGGTGCGGGTTATACAAGAGATGGTTTTAATGCCAGATGGAGGAAGCTTAAGCAGGAAGCAAAGGAGAAATTCCCTGACATTGATTTCAACTTTACGTTTCATGATCTGAAGGCAAAAGGGGTTTCAGATTTGAACGTTGATATTTACGAGAAGCGGGCAATTTCGGGTCACAAGAATGTAGAACAGACGGCACGATATGACAGGAAAATCGCAGTAGTTCCGGTGGTTGGGGCTGAACTGGAAGCGCTTCATATTCTGAAGCCATATTCTGAAAAGCAGAAATAA